TCATGGCCGCCACTGATTTCGTCGATGACAATCAGTTGCTTTTGCGTTCTGACTGCGATAACAGCAGACATGTTACCAATGTTGAAGTCAACGCCAACATGCAGAGGTTCACCATCGTGGTTGAATGATTTGATGACATGCTTTTCACGATCAAACCTGTCATAGACTTGGCCTGTGTTCAGGTTTACAAACTCACCGTGCAAATAGGCTTGAAGTCTTGCGGGGTCGTAATTAGCTTCTAAGCGTTCAATGAAATCTGGCGGCAAATGTGGGTTATCTGTTGTCTTCATCTTGATGAGCTTGCGGTCTGGGCGGGCAAGTGCCTCAGGGCTGCCAAATTCGTTGTAAAGCCATTTGAAGCCTTCTGGCGTGGATGCTGCAGCAAACTGCCGTACTACACCGGATCGCAAACGACCAAGGATCTTGGGGAACGCCTGTGATGTCAGCTTGTAATTGACCGTATCAATTTCGTCAACGATGACATGCGATAGGTTGACACCAACAATGCGTGACACGGCTTCAAAGCTACGGCATAGCAAATGTGTATCACCACCAGGCAAGTGAAACGTATAAGCAGGCAGCGGCGATGCACGGAATGAATATGGGATGCCGTAATGCTCTAAGTAGGCGTCAAACTCACTAATCCAGATGTCCCGAATCATCGGGGCAGTAGGCTCCATAATGCAGCCGGTGAAGCCTTGATTTGCAATAGCAAGACAGACGGCCTTGCACAAAAGACTACGCGTTTTTCCAGCCCCATAGCCTGCGCTCAGTGCGATGATGTCTGATTCTTGATCCTCTACAAACGCAAGCTGACCAGGATGCAGGTCAGCCTTCATACGTTTTAATAGCTCGTCAGTATCAAGACTTGAGGAGTCACCAAGAACATTGCCAGTTGGAACAGCATCAAGAATTGACATCGCGTAAACACGCTTCACGCAGCTGACTGCGCTTTTCTTCAATCAAGTGCATTGAGGATACAGTGGTGCACGCTGTGACTTGATTGATTTTCATGCAAACGCGATACATGCTGTCTTCTGTTGGTTCATGCCAAAACTCTTCATTCATGAGATCAACTGCGCCAGCTTTGCTGCAGTGTTGATGCAGCCTAAAGCAACGGAAAGGTTTTTGCTGGTGCGTGCTTCTTGTTGTAACGTTGAAGTTTGTGACAGCAAATTAGCAACCATTTGCGATCGATCAAGGTCGAAATCAGTTTTTAATACTTTATATGCTTCAGCGATGTATCGATCAGCCTGCCTTACAGATACGCCCCACTGATCTGCCGCATACTGACATAGGTCAAAACGCCTAGCGCCATGGGCTAACATGCGTGCGAACTCATTGACACGCATATCGGTTTCGACTTTAGTGGAGCGTTGACCTGCCACAGTGTGTGATCATTTGTTTACACTATACAGTATTCATGGATTTGCTTGATAATTTTGCCAAAGGTTAGTGTAGGTGTCGTGGTGCGGGTGGGCCTGGTTGTCCCTGCCATCTAGCTGATAAAGCAGTTCAAGAACGATGACACGATCAAGCATTGCATCGGTGTCCTGTGCACCAGGTAGTGCTGGTGTTGAGCAGTGTTGCGATAGGTCGTGAATCAGATCCTTGAAGTAGCTGGTGCTCATCGGGTTGTTGTGGGTTGTTGCGGTCGTGGTAAAGGGCAGTGTAGTAATCGTCGTAGGTAGCGAGGATGCTACGCAGCTTTTTTTGATCCATTAGCGATAATTTTTCATGTGGTGCTGTTCTTCTAAAATTTGAGTTTGCTTTTCGATCAAATCAACAAAACTTTTGAAACTGCTGTTCTTTTGAAAAGGCTCAACAAATTCATCAAGGGAATTGCTGATGCTACAAAGTGCATGTGTACTAGCGTCAAGTTGATCAAGTTTCAGCTTGATGCCGTTAAGTGCGGCAGCGATATGCCAAAGCGCCGATCTAATGTCGTCTGCAGATTGGTTTTCTACAACAAGCGGGTCATTTGGGTTGGTCATGGTTTTTTTGATTGGTTGGCAATGGCGCAAATTGCAACGGCTGCTGCTTGTTCAGCTTGTTGAATCGTGAATACACCATGCAGTCGTTTACGAATAGCGATGGCGACACGATGTAAAGAATCAGTACTAAGACCGTGATCAGCAATGTTGCTGCGAATAATTTCGGCACGGCTTGTGTTGTTTTCTCTTGCGATTTGATCGAGCAGTTGAATGTCAGGTTCAGGCAAGCTGACTTTGATTTCCTTCATTTACTTCGTGGGCTGTGATCAAGTATGCCTTGATGCGTTCAAGGTCATTGCAGAAGGACTGTAGCAGATCTGCTGGGATTGCGCGTTGTTCTTCTATTGCATTGTCAGAGATTGCGGCGGCAACTGCTTTGCTGTCGTCTAGCAGATCAGCAAGGTGATCAACGACTGGATCTTGACGTTTGGAAACTTCAAGCAGATTTGTGAGTTGCATGGATTGAAGTGATAGCAGGAAATCATTTAATAGATCTTTAATACCTTGCAGGTATGCAGCATCAGCACAAGGATCTTCATTTAGACGTTTAGCTAGATCTCGGGATGCTTTCCATTCTGACAAATGAATACCGAGCTTCCATTCTAAAGAAGAAGAAGCAACATATGGGTCATTTGTTGAGTTGTTAATCATGTGCATGAAACTTTCAAAGATTCTCCTGCATCGAGGCCTGTGTGTCTAGCAAAGTGAAGCAAACTTTTCAAACCTAGATTACAGTAATTAGAGCCGTCAGTTGTTGATGCAATATGCGGGCAAACATCGGCGGGTTGTTCTACCCAATCACCAAGTGCTGCCATCATCGCACTATATTCTTCCCAGGTCAGTGAAAGCCATTGCTGACCACGACTTAGGTGAAGATCAAAACCTTCACCGTTTTCCCATTCTGTGACCTCAATCCAATCATCTGAGATTCCTCCGATTACATAGTCTTTGAGTTCAACTGATCGTGTGGTGCGTGAGTATTCAACTGGAGGTTTAGGAGCCATTTTAGGTAGCTGTTGGATCAATTTAGTGGTGGTTATTTGTATTGACTAGGACTTACGTGAGTCTCGCCGCTCACAGCCTAGCTGATCAGAGCATAGACTCCAGCTTCCGACGTTGCTCTTCGATCTGATCATCTTTAAGCATTTGTTCACGCTTCGTGATTGCCTCACCTAACTTACGTTCAACCTCAGTACGATCATCAATCGACAGTGACTTGTTACAGACATCAGCGATCTGACTGACAGTCATCTCACCCTTCTGTACTTCACACTGGATCGTATAGCGTGGCTCACGATTCACCATGACTAACAAGATCATCGACTGATAGTCTTTAATCCTGTCTGCGTAACCATGACTGCCGACGCAATTCCTAACTGCTTTACCCCATTCAGCGAGCATATGAGTATGCAGTGGTTGCATGAAAGTATAGTCATCAACTTTCATTGGCTCAGGGAAGAGACACTGAGGTAAGTCCTCCTTCTTATTAGTAGCCTTCCATTGCAGACCCTGGATGTGATCATGCCATTCCCTGAAGCGCCAGCGACGAGGCTTGGTTACTTCATGGCCAGCATCAAGTAAACCATAGATCATTCCGACGGTATCGTTCACCATCTGTAGGACGTAACGACCGTTGTAATCTTTATGTCCGTGATAACTTGTACTGTTCTTCTCTTCTTCTACATACTCAGTGTACTCATCGTTCAACAGTTTAATGAACGTTGCCATTGGTACATTCTCCCGTAAGTATGTAGCAGCCTTTGCGTTGTTGTAGTTATTCATGACAGACCTAGCGTTAGTTAACATGTCCATGTGATTAATAAGATAATCAACTGGAATGTCAGGGTAGATCTTGATTAATTCCAATGCATTGTGCTTCAAGTAATCTAATTGTTCAAAGAGTGATCGGAACTTATGGAAGTTAGCAACTCGTTTCGCACATTCAACCCTATACATATTCTCAACTTTCGTACAGATCTCTGTGATGTATCGACGCATCACTTTGTTATTAAGGAAGGCAGTAAACTTTTCCTTAGGCTTACCCATGTCACCAATGTAGGTAACATCTAAGATCTGTTTGATGTACCAATCGACTTCGTTACGGTAGCAATCAGTGTTACGACGGTTCAAGAATGCAACCGGAGAGTAATTACCAGCTACGCACTTAGCCAGCGTTGGATCACCGTGGTAAATCCTATCGAATATGTTGCGATTACTGTCGTGTTCTTCACGTTTGACAGTTTCTCCTACTCTCTCCGAGAAGCGTCGTAGTACGTGACACAAGTCTCGCGTCTTGGAACTATAGTTATTGAAGTTCCATTTATGGAGTTGCGATGGTGCCATCCAGAACTCATCCCTGTATCCATCTTTAATCTCATCTTCAGTGATAATGATAGTCTTTGTCTTGTACTTTGTACGACCGACAGTATAACTAATCATGTCATCTTGATTGAACATATACTCTATGGGAGCTGTAGTCTTTCGTTCAGTACAATTACGAGCGAAGAATGAAGCAGGTACTGTTGATCGTGTCGTTGCATTATCTTTGAAGGCAACACTGATACCGTAGACATAAGGACGAGTGCCATCCTTTTCTAACTCTGGAATCCAAGCAGCAACCCACAGGTATCGGAAGTAATACATGATTCCGAACATCTCATTGTCATTATTTATGAGACGACGAACAATGGCATGGCCTGCTCTTACATCAGTATCATCACTGATGTCTTTTACATCTTGCTGATATAAATGGAGACCTTCCATTGGATCGTCATGGTACAACTCATGAGGAACTAACTGAGCCGGATTACCTCTACGATATTCTCTAGGCTTTCTAGGTTTGGATGGTGCTTTCTTGGCAGCTTCTAGTTCTTTCTGAAGCTCTACCATCGCTCTAACTTCAGGGTCGTATTGCTTGACCTCTGATTGAACATTGATTGGAAGGTTGAATTTCATGGTGTGAATTGAATGAACAATGAGTTTAAAGATTGAATGGTTTGGGACTTA